CTAGTCCGCTCTAAACCCCAGCATTTTCGACACGATACCCGCCATGCTCTTGGTGTCCTTCGGTATCCATCTCCCGTAGTGCTTTCTTACCATTGTTGTGTCTGCATGCCCGAGTTGACGGGCTACCCATTCGACCGGGACATAACTCGACAGCATCTGGCTGGCAAACGTGTGGCGACATTGGTTAGCGCCTCGGTGCCGAACCTCTGCCTTTTTCAGATGGGCAGTGAACCAGTTGCTCAACGTCTTGCCGTTCCAAAGTAGACCGCTGGTCGAACTGCGGAAAAGGAACCTGACCTTCACCTTCTTGGACGTGATGTTATCGCGCTGGATAATGGTGATTTCTTCGACTACTGCGTCTTTGGCGGCTGCAACTATTTCCCTCATCAGGGCGAGGGCTGGGTCTATAAGCTCGATGACTCGGACCCTGGAGCGCTCTTTGGGGACTTTGAATTCGCCGACGACCAATGCCCGGCGGACGTGCACCAGGCCGGCATCAAGGTCTACGTCTTCAACGGCAAGCCCGATGAGTTCGGAAAGGGACATCCCGGCCCAGCAATTGAACTCTATCATCCGGGTGTCGGGCCGGCGGTCGGGGTCCGTTTTGCCGATCAGTTCGATCTCGGTGCGACTGAAGGGGTCTGCATGCTCCAGGTCCACGTCCGATCCTACGTTACTGATCCTGTCGAGCGGGTTGGCCTTCAGGATGCCGTCGCCGAAGGCGTCGGCCCAAACTCCACGAACGACGGTGAAAATGTCGTTTACTGTCTTCGGGGCCAGGCCTTGCTTGAGCAGTTGCGCTTGAAACAACTCGATGTCGCTCTTGCTGATGTCGACGATCCGGCGTTTGCCGAACTTCTTTTCAACGTGCACAGCCTTGCTCACGTAGTTGATGACGGTGCTCGACGCTTTGAGCGCGCGCTGAACCTCCAGCCATCGCTCAATGCCCTCCTTTACGGTTCGCTTGAGCGAAGGGCCGCCGGTTCCAGTGAACATGGCAGCTCTGGGCGAGTTCGGAAAGTGGGCCGCATAGTCGAAGCGGCCCTCTTTGATTTCCGCGAGAATGGTGCGCCGCTTGTTGTCGGCATAGGCGATCGCTGCCTTGTTTACTTTCGAGATCCCTTCCAGGGGTTCCCGGCACCGCTGGCCGTTGAAGATGAACCAGATGCGTAGTTGCTTGCCGTTCATTTCAACGCCTGTCGGCATTTTGTCAGTCATGGTTGGCCTGCCATCCATTTTTCAATTGCTTCCTTGTTGTACACCAGCACGTTTGCTGGGTCTGTCCGGTAGTGCTTTCCCTCCAGCCAAAGCCCGCGTGAGCGATACTTGCGGACTGCTTCTGTACTTAGCCCGAAAACTGGGTACAGCAGATCTTGTCGGAACCAAGCGCCCGGTATGATGTGGAAGTCGAGTTTCTCTGCTGCGCTCATTGTGCTGCCTCCCCTGTGCGCCGGGCGATGCGATCGCTACGCTTGCGAAACTCGTAAACCATGCTGCGCAGATCCACCAGAGACTCCTGCAGGTCACCGCGAGCGGAGTCGATATTCTCAAGCAGCTCATCTTCTCCGTCGTCACCGCCCTCATCGACGGCCAGCAGAGCCAGGCCGTATGCCTGGAACTTCGCCAACACGTCATCGGCTGACTGAGCCATGTATTCGGCATGCTCGATGGCATAGTCTTTCGGTGAGCGTTCAGATAGCACAGCCGCTACCGGAGCGGGCTGCTCGGCTGGTAACGCCTTGATGTGTACTCGACCGCCAATGTAATGCCAGTCAACTTTGCACCCGGTCACCGCCGAAACATTCCGGCAGATTGTCTCGGCCGTATCTTTCGGGATGTCTACAAGACACACGCTATGGCCGTTTGCGTAAATATCCTGATCGCACTTAGCCGCCCCCGCGTCCGCCTCGACCTGGGGCTGGGCGGCGGGCTTGTCCAGCAGACCCTGCCAGAACTCGGCATGTGGTGATGGGTATGGATGTGCTTGGTATTGCAGCAGTTTCACCAGGCGTTCAACTTCATCGCGTGGGACGTAAATCGCTTGGCTATCGGTCATGCTGCCTCCCGTTGCTGCATAGCGGTTTTCCACGGATCATTCGCCCTCGCCAGGGCAGCCATCGGCGGCGGGCTGACGCTGTTGCCGCACATGTGCACCTGCTGGGTGATGGTGAATGGCTTGCCGTCGGCGCCGTGGGTGATGATGTAGTCGGCCGGGAATCCTTGGGCCTTGTACAGCTCTGCCGGCTTGAGCATCCGCAGGCAGATATCGACGATCACGTATGGCGTGCCATGGACCATCACCGTGACGAGTGCCAGGCGATCCTTGGTGGTGATCGTGGGAGCCGGTGCATCGCAAGCGCTGACGTTCTCGGTGCCGTAGTAGCTGATCAGGAAGGCTGCAACGCGCAACGCACCAGCTTCATGCTCAGGCGAAAGGGTGAGCGATACCAGGGAGCTCTTGCCGCCACCGCCGGCGGTAATGGTCGGTGCAGGATCATCCAGGCCCTGGCCAATACTGCCGCCGAATGCCCGCTCCATGAATGCGCTGACCAACCCGTGGTGCTGGCCGCCGGCGCTGATTGTGTGCAGCGGGTCGTTAGCGTCCCGTGCATCACAGTTGCCACGCATATGCACCAGGTGCGCCGTTGCCAACTGCTGCTGGCTGCCGGTGTTGGTCACCGTAGTCATTGGATCGCGAATATCTTTGGTGTGCACGGTGTTGAATCCGCCATTGGCCTGGATCATCACCGCGGCGCTGACGGACTGACCGCCGCCGCTTGCAGTGACGGTGCCCACCGGGCCGCAGATATCGTTCACCCCGTGGGAGCGGCGTTTATTTGCGCCCGAGCCTTCGCCGTGACCAGCCTGGACAATGCAGGCTGATGCCACCGCGCGGTGGCTGCGAGTCATAACCGTGCCGACCGGTGGGTCTGCTGCTACTGGGTGACCGGCATACACCGGCCCACCAGCACCAACCATTACTGGGCTGATCAGCGTCAGCTCTCCGCGATTCGCGCAAGTCACCGTGGGCAGTGGTTCAAGCGGGTCGTTGATTCGGTCACTGCCCTGGTGCGTTGCGGGTGCAATCACCGGACTGACAACCGAGAAGGCACCGCCCTTGGGATAGGATGTGATCGTGCGCAATGGCTCGCCAGCGGACTGCACCGACTCACCCGACCAGTTCGCAATCGGCACGATGAAGGGCGCCGGGTTGTCGATGACAAACTTCTTCATGCCCTTGGCGACGCGGCGAAGCGTCGCCTCGGCCAAGTCTTTCTTCCGCCCGAAGATGCTTTTGCCCAGGTCGCTGAAGTCGATGCAGTCAGCGGCGGTCTTCCACTTCTGCTGGCCTTTGGCGGGGTTCTTCGCGTGAGTTGGCTCAGGCCACACAATCGGTTGGCCGTCGCACCGGGCGATCATGAACAGGCGCTCCCGGCTGGTCGGCGCGCCGAAGTCGCATGCCCTGATTACCTTCCACTCTACGACGTAGCCCATACCTTCCAGCAGGGCCACAAAGCGGCGCCAGGTGCGGCCGCGTTGCTTTGGGTCAGGCACAAGGAACTGATTCGACACCGGGACTTGCTCGCCTGGCGCTGCCACGCGGTTGGTGGTCTTTCCCTTTTTGGTCGGGTGCGGAACCTGATCCAGCGTTACCACGCGGCCTGTGGCCTTGTCGCGCTTGGCGATCAACCGGCCCCATTGCAGGATCTGCTTCACGTTCTCCAGGCTGATCACCCTGGGCCGCTTCTTGCCTCCCCACTTCAAGCCGATCCACGATAGGTTGCGGATCTCGCGCTTGCGCGGTTGGCCGCCGGCCGCTTGGCTGTGGTGCGTGCAATCCGGCGACATGTGGAACCAGCCCACCGGCTTGCCGTCGCACTCGGTATCCGGATCACCCTCAAACACGTCGGTGGTGTAGTGCTTGGCGCCTGGGTGGTTGACGGTGTGCATGCTGATCGCCTGCGGGCTATGGTTCTTCGCCACGTTAACCGCGCGGCCCAGGCCTATCTCCAGGCCGGTGCCGGCGCCGCCGCCACCACAGAAGAAGTCCACGATAACTTCAGCGTCTTGGGCGTTGAAGCCCAGGCCGTATTGGGTCTTGAAGTCGAATGGTTGTTTTTTGGAAGAGGTCATGCCACGTACCTCCGGCGGTGATTGCTCTGCATCAGGGCCATCAGTTGCGAGAAAAACGCCTGTGATGCGTATACCGCTGGCAGCGGGATAATGGTTTCGGTCATTGGATGGACGCCGCGCAGGCACTCCCAGGCGTCTGGGTGCTCTGGCATCAGATCGCGGCGTTCCGTAGCTAAGGCCACCATGTCCGCGAAACTCACGCAGGCAGGTAGGTCAGGCAGGATGTTGAATCTTTCGCAGACGGCGAGCCATATCTGGTGCTCGATGTACTTGTATTCAGGCAGCACGGCCTTGAGTGGGCGTGTCATGTCGCCAATGTAGGCTTCGGTTGCGTCGTGCAGTAGCGCCACGAGCTGGTGTTTGGTGGGTACCAGACTGGCGACGATCAAGCTGTGCTGCGCCACGCTGTAGTGCGTGCGGGTGTGGCCGTTGAAACGGCACAGGTTCGACAGTGCGTGAGCAATATCTAATGGTTTGATCATTCCGGCGGTTGGCCGCAGCAGGTCGAACTGCTGGCCGCTGTGGGTGAGGATCCAAGTCATTGTGCACCTCCCGATTGACCGCGCCGTTCACCGGGGTTTGCTCCGGCAAGTTCATGGTCAAACGGAACGCGAAAACCTGCTGCATTGCGGTGGCCGCCGCCACCGTACTGACTAGCAATCACCGATACGTCCATACCTTCATCGGTGCTGCGGAGGCTGAACGACCTGCCGTTCGGGGTATCCCAGTAGCAGGCGGCAAACGGCTCGCCCTGGGCCATCAAGGCGCCTGCGTCACTTGTTAATGTGTAGGGCAGGCTCGCTGCGGGTACATCGTACCCGCCGATCATCAGGCGGCGCTTCGTCACGGCGACCAGCTCGGCCACGTCCTTATGATGTTTGCGCTCGATCGCTGCACCATCTGAGCGAAGGGTCTGGACGTCGGCAGCCATAAGCTGATCCCAGACTTCGAAGTCGTACGGGTAGCTAAAGAGGTTGGCTTGAATCTCTCGGGTGCCATCCAACTTGAACAGCCACAAGTCCCGATCCTGGATGTGACGGAGTAGTTGCGGTGGCTCTTGGTCGGGAAAGTAGTGGTCCCAAGCGAGCATCGCGCCGCTGCGGTTCATATCAAAACAGCAGGCTATTGCCGGGCAGTTTTTAGAACGAGCAAATGCGTGTGCTGTTTTCCATCCGAGCAAATCGAAGGCGTCTTCCTCAACCCCAGCGTGGAATTGTTCGAACCGCACTAGGTCATCGGCTGCACTTTTATGATGGTCGAGCACGATGATGCTGTTGGCCGCGACCGCCAGTGCCCGTAGCACGTTGTACTTGTAGCTGAAGTCAACGACGACAACGTCTTTGCCGGTCACGTCCGGTGGCTCTTGACCGTAAACACCTGGAACGAATTCGACATCGCTACCGAGAGCTTTGCGAACAACCCACGCAGCGCCGAAACCATCAGCGCAGTTACCGTGGTAGATGCACATTGTTTTCATGCTGCATCCTCCAGCGATTTAACGGGGACTTGCTCGACCTGGGTTAAAATTCGGTTGCTTAGATTTTTCAGATTGAGTATCTGAGCGCTGGTCCTAACCTGGACGGGTTGAGACCCCTTGAGTGGGCGCCAGGTTTTCAAGGCGAGATCGAGAGTGATGGCGACCTCTTCTAATAGCTGATGGTCGGAGATGGTTACAGGAGCCCCCAAACGCACCTGGAAAGTGGATATGGTTTCGTTGAGTTTCGCTATTTCGGTCTGGTGGGTAATTTCTGCTTGATGAAGGTCAAGGTTCAAAGTCTCCACTTTCCAGAGCTGGAACGTCCTTCCGTTATCTACGCCGCGCTGATAGCTGCGGTTCAATGCGCGTACTAGCGCTTTACGGATAAAAAAACCCAGAGCTGCAAAACCGAGCAGCATTCCGACTGCGATAACGATAAGTTGTGTTGAGTGCATGTGCTGTGACCTCAAATTAGAGCCCGCCGCCGGACAGTTTTGGTGAGAGGACGGCGACGGGGTGTTGCAGGTGGTTAACCCAGGTTAAAAGTGCCGATCGTCAAGGTCGCGGAACCGCCGACTTCTTGTTGAACGACTTGTTTGAACTCTTGCGCCAGGTCTTCGCGCAGTTGTGCTTCGCCAATCCAGCGCAGGCGGAGTGCAGGTTTGTCACCGCCAGTCAGTACGGCTACGCGCAAGCGGATGGTGCGTGCGACCAAGCCCTCGTAAGGGACTACGGTGAACAGGAATTCAGCCGGCAGCCCTTCGGCCGACTTGGCTTCAATCTGGTCCATCGCCGAACGGGACGCGCTCATGTCGCCAACTACGTGTTCGCTCTTACGCGCTTGCTCGATGCTGATGGAGCGAATCGCTCCAGCTGCTTTGCGCAGGTCAATTTCTTTATCGTCAGCATCAAGGGCCTTGAGGTTCGGTGCCCAGTCCTCGATCCAGTCGCTGAGATCCTTCTGGGCGTGCTGGCGTTGTGCGGCAGATTCAAGTGCCAGGAGCGCGGCAGTCTTTTTCAGGCCGAGGGTTGCTGTGTAGTCGCCATGGCCTGGCTCTGCTGCGGTGCCGAGGTTGAAGAAAACGGTGCAAGCCATCGAGTCACCGTCTACAAAGCCCGCGACTGCTGGACCTTGGGCTGCTATCACGTAGTCCGCAAAGTCTTTCAGCGAATGCGTTGCCAGAGCGCCCCGGAAGCGGCTGCGCAGTTCCTGAAACTTTTCAATGCTATGGATCTTGACGTCGGCCGGTAGCGCCAGAACTGGCGTGAAGGTGCCCAAAGATTTGGCGTGGGCGAGCAGGGCGGTGTCTTGAATGATTTGAATTGCACGAGCTTCCATTGGATCTATTCCTGTTTTGGTGAGAGGTATGTAGCGGTGAAGCGTTACGACTTGGCGTGGATCGGAGCATCCTCACGGGAAAACATCTGATCGGCGTGAGGAGTCTCGGGAAACAGCGTGAGGCGGCCGCCCGAGCCGACATGCATCGGCGTGTCGAGTGTGGTGTCTTCGCTGCGGCTGCCGCGTTTGGTGGGTACCTTGTAAGCGAGCTTGTGGTTGACGGTTACCTGGTGGCTGTCGGCGATCTGTTTCATCGTGAAGGTCACTGTGACGGTGCCGACCTTCTTGTTGTCGACGACGCCGGCGGCGACTTCCGAAAGTGCGTGCCCGATTTGGTTGGCGAAGACGCCGGCGTTGAGTTCGCCAATAAATTCGGCGGTGTTGGTAGCTTTCATGTGCTGTGCCTCATTGGTGCGTTGCTGTTTGCCCCTGGTCGGCAGGGGCTACCGTCTAAATCAGGCCGCTTGCTTCGTCGCTTGGGCGTCGAGGTAGTCGGCCAGGTCGTGCAGGTAAACGACTGGCTTGGCGCGGGCCGAGCAGTGCAGCCGCTTGACCACCAACTCGATCCGGCCGGCCTTGATTTCGCTCATCAGGTAGCGGTCGGTTCGGATGTGCGTGAAGTACTGTTCACGCACGGCGGTCAAGGTCGGGCACGGCGTGGCGAACTGGCGCCGAAGTTGCTCTAAGGTGGTGGTCACGCGCGCTCCTCCCCATGCCCCTCCTTTTGGGGCACCAACTTGAGTCGGATCAATTCGGCGAGACCTTCTTTGCTCTTGCCCTTGGCCGCAGCCAGGACGTTGCCCTTGGCGTCCGCGATGACGGCGCCGTATGGGTATTCCGGGCACTTGACCGGAGTCACGTAGGCGACTTGGCCGTCACTTATCACCGCGTCAACGCAGCGGAACACCTCGGCCAATTCGACCGAAACGCAGGGCAATGACTCCAGCAGCCCGACAGCTTCGGCTGTCGCGCCAATCAGCGTGGCGCGGCTGATCACCGCTGGATGGTTGAGGAACATCGGCACCAATTTCAGGGCGCCTACAGCGGAGTTGATGGCGTTCGGCGTCTTCATGCTGCGGCGTCCTTCTTGGTGATGGTGATGTTCAGCTTTTTTGCGATCCAATCAACGCCAGACTCTTTCACCATCACCACTGCGTAGTGGGTGTATTTGCGAAGCGTTGAGTTCCAGCGACTGCGTGGGTCTGAAAACAGATGGCCACGGTCGCGGTGCGCGCTGGCGAGGTCGCCGGTGGAAGTCAGAACGCCGAGTTCCCGCAACCTGGTGCGGAAGGCGCGGGGCTTTAGTCCGAGCAAAGTGGCTGTTTGGTCCAGGGTGCGGTTCATGGCGATGACCTCAGGCTGACTGCTGTTCGGCGCGCTGGTGGCGTTCGCGAATCATGAGGAACACCTCGTCCAGCGAGCGTAGGAAGCTCTCGACCGTGCCATAGTTGGGCAGCGTCAAATCGGCGGAATTAGCTGCGATTCCGGCCTCGCTGATGTGTGGGTTCACCGTCAGGGCATTGGGACGAAGGATATGGATGACCGTACCGCCCCGGCGGCGGATCAGGTCTGCTTCGTTTTCGAAGCGCACGTCGCTGACTACAAAGCCGAGCACGGCACCCAGCGCCTTGGTCATGTATTCAAGGTTCTGTTCCGCGAGCTTCACCCAGACATCCGGGTGCAGGGTATTGCGTGCCCACTCGGTGCCCATCGACTGCATCAATTGGCGCGGCGAGCAGTCCAGCCAGCCGAGTGGCTGCTCTTTGCGGTCACCTTCAAAGTCGGTTGGGTCGAGGTTGAAGATTGCCATCAGGCCGTCGCGGAGCGGGTCGGCGAAGGCGTATTGCTCCAGCAGGTAAGTCCGCGCCAAGTGTTCGGCGGCAGTTGTCTTGCCCGAGCGAGCGCGGCCGGTGAGACCAATTAGGATCGGTCTCATGCTGCGTCGCCTCCCCATGGGGCCTGGTCATCGTTTTCGACGGCTACGGGGGCGGGTGCAATGGTGGCGCGACCCACATTGACGATGACCAACAGGCCGGTACTGCGCTGGATACGTTCTACGGCGGCTGGGCCGGTTGCTGCTGCTGGGTGAAGGTAGACCGGGCAGCGGGTGTTGCTGTGCTGTGTCGTTTGCATATCTCGTACTCTTTGGTGAGAGGTAACGGTGCAAACGATACAAATACGTATTGATCCAGTCAATACGTATTTGAATTGATTTTATGGGTTTGCAAAAAAAAGACCCACTGAATGCGGGTCTATACGCGTCTTTTGCTATCTAGAATATTTCGAGCTTGGAGAAAACCACGCCGCATATGATGGCGTCCGGACCGAGCTCGATGATTGGTTCAGGCCACGAGGGGTTTAATGGCTTGAGAAAGCGTCGGCTGCCTTCCATCACCAATTGTTTGAAAGTGGCCTCCTGGCTATCGACCAGCTTCGCAATAACCAGCGATCCGTTTTCAGCGTCCTTGGATGGATCTACGAAAATGATGTCCCCGTCACGAAAAGAGCGGCGCTCGTGCTGGTTAAACATCGACAGTCCTCTTACCCGCAGAGCGTAACTTTGACTGCTGTGGGATGCCGCACAGGGCAGCCAGATCTCGGCGTCGTCAAGTGTTCTGACATCTTCAACTTCGCACCAAGCTCCAGCCTGAACCCAGGAAATCAGCGGTACATATCCCTTAATTGCGGGCCCAGGCTCAACATTGGATTCAGTAGTGGTGGAGGGGCTGAGTTGATCCGAGTCACGCTCTTTCGGACTATCTCCCCTCCAAAGCCAATTGCTGGTGACCTTTAAAGCTTTCGCTATTTTCTCAACATTTTGATGGCGGGGGCTGGCGACAGCATTTGTCACGATCCTATGTATCGTCGGCTGGGGTACCCCAGAGCGGCGGCCAAGCTCGCCCTCTGACAAGTTCATCTCTTGCATGCGCTGAGCAATGCGATCGCCAATCACTTTTTTTCGCCTTGATTCATAAACGTATCGCGGATTGTATTGAATCGGCCAATACGTTTGTGTATTGTTGTCTCCAATGCGAAAGCGCATCGGTGAATCATATGACTATTCAACAAATGCTCGCGGAATTGCTGAGCGCGGGGTTTTCCCAGCGTGTCATTGCGGAGCGGGTGGGCACGACGCAACCAACTATAAACCGGGCAGCCAAAGGTGCGGATGTACGGTATGTAACTGGGAAGGCTATTGAGTGCCTTTACTTCCAGGAAAAAGACGCTGCGGGTCTTAAATCTGCAGCTTGAATGGGTGCCGGAGCTGGGGCCTCTCACCAAAGATCCCCCAGTCCGGCTACGACGATACACAGCACATGCACATCGGTCGTGGTCGTAGGATAGGGCGTGCCCGTTTCTATGGCTAGACCGTAAACGGGGTAATTACGGTTATGAGTCGAACAGAACAATCTCCGGCCAACGTGCCGGTTCTTCCACTTCGCAAAGCAATCTATCGCGCGGCGCACGATTATCATGGCGGTGTCACCGCTCTGGCGCTTGATATGGTGATGGATTACGACAGCCTGCAAAAGAAGGTCAAGCACGACTTTGAACAGCGTTGGCTTGATCCTGATGAGCTTGAAGAGTTGATCCGCCTGACGGGCAATCCATTGTTGCTGGATGCGCTCATGAGGCCAGCGGGTATGGTCTGGTACAAACCCGAAGCCGCTGCGCCGACCAAGACGGCGTTGCTGGCTGTGAGCAAGGTGCTGCACGAGACGGGGCTGTTCGTGTCCAGTATGCATGATGGTGCGGCCGACAATATCTGGGAACCTCGCGAAGTGCAGCTGCTGGAGAAGCATGGAGCTGATGTGATCCGCGCGGTGCTGGGCATTATGGCCGGGGCCAGGGATGCAATGGAGGCCCGCCAGCATGACTGACATCATCGACGTGGCCAACGACCAGGCCGAGTACTTCCTACAGGTTGCGCTGGACCGCCGTCCGCGCCCAACGTGCGCCGTCAGTGCGCAATTCTGTGAGGATTGCGACGAACCCATCCCGTTACTTCGTCAACAGGCAGTCCAGGGTTGTGCGACCTGCGCCAGTTGTCAGGGGTTGCGGGAGCGGCGGCGATGAGTGAGCAATCCACCAGTACAGCGATATCGTCCTGGGCGCGGCGCTACATCGAAACCTTCAACCTTGCCCTGGTCCCGATTGACCCGGGCGAAAAGGCGCCGAAGGGTATGGGCTGGAACAAACCGGGCGGTTACATCACCGACCCGGTTGCCGCCGAAGCATTCTGGCAACGCAATCCCAATCACAACCTGGGCGTAGTGCTCGGGCCAAGCCGCGTCTGCTCGTTGGACGTGGATGATGTGCAATGGACGCGGTTTGTGTTGTTCGACCAAATGGGCCTCGATCTGGATGCCATGGCGGTGGTCTATCCAACCATCGTTGGCAATCCGTTGCGGTTCCGCGTGCTGTTCAAAATGCCGGATGACATCGATCTGACGCGCCACTCGCTTTCGTGGCCCAATGAGAAAGACCCTGACGGGTCTATTCACAAGGCGTTAATGGCTCGTGCCAAGGCTGCGAAAGAGCAGGGGGATGAAGCTGGTGAGGCGGCTGCAAAAGCCGAGGCCGAGGAGTACAAGCGCTTCACTGTGTTTGAGCTGCGTGCGGGCCTGGTGCAGGACGTGTTCCCACCATCAATCCATCCCGGCACTGGAAAGCCGTATTCATGGCGCACTCCACCGAATGGTGCTGATGGCCTGCCAGTCCTGACCAACGAGTTGTTGAACATTTGGCAGAATTGGGATGTGTTCAAGCGCAACGCCGAGGCCGCGTGCCCTTGGGCGCCGAAGCCAAAGAAGCCCGTTGCGAAACCTATCAAGCGCGCTCCACCCGCTGACGGCAAGCCCTCAGTGATCGATGAGTTCAACCGCTGCCACGATGTTGAAGAGCTATTGCGCGCCCACGACTACATCAAGCGTGGAAATAAATGGTTGTATCCACATAGCAGCACCGGGCTGCCGGGTGTGACGGTCACCGACCGCAAAGTCTATTCGCACCACGGCGCGGATCCGCTGGCCAATGGTCATCAGAATGACGCGTTTGAGGTGTTTTGCCTGCTAGATCACGATGGCGACCAGTCGAGGGCGGTGAAGGAGGCCGCCCGAATGTTGGGCATGCAGCACGCGTCGCGCCCAGCCCCACAAGATCTTCCCCCAGCCCCATCAGCGGATGCCAGCGAGCAGGACTCCGGCGTGGCGTCCGGTGAGGCCGCTCCTGCTACAGACGGGGGGGCGGGGGAGGTGCTGACCTACGAGCAAGTGTTGCGCCGATACGTGCTGGTCGAGGGCACCACGCATGTGTGGGATCTTGACAAGGCGCGGGTGATGAAGAAAACCGCGTTTGAGGCTCGCGTTGGCAAGCCATTGGCAAAGCAATGGGTAGACGACACCAGTAAAAAGCTGATCTCGGATGACAAGGTCAGGGAGATCGAGCAAGCCCGCAAGATGGCGGGCAAGAAGGGTGGCGCGCTTAACCTTGAGCCGATTGAGCGCTATGTCTATATCGACGGCACCAAGGACGTTTGGGACCGCGAAAAGAAGCGGCGTGTTCCTGAGGGCGCTGTAAAGATGGCTCTCGGTGATATGTACGGCATGTGGTTGAACAGCCCGGAGCGCCGCGTGGTTGACGTGGAGAACATCGTGTTCGACCCGACGATGACCAAAGACCCAAACGTCTATATCAACACCTTCGACGGACTGCCCATGGAGCCGAGCCGCGATGACGCGGCGTGCGAGAACCTGCGGTGGTTGATCTCTTTCCTGTGCAACCACGACAAGTCGTCGAACGATTGGCTGGTGCGGTGGTTGGCGTACCCGTTGCAGCACCTGGGTGCGAAAATGGATACGGCAGTGTTGGCTCACTCGACCATGGAGGGCTCGGGCAAAAGCCTGCTGTTCGCTGACGCCTTTGGGCTGCTTTATGGCCAATACGCGGCCACGGTCGGGCAGACACAATTGGAGAGCAACTTCAACGCCTGGCAAAGCCGCAAGCTTTGGGCAGTGTTTGAGGAGGTGGTGAGCCGCGACCAACGTTACAACCAGGTGGGCAAGATCAAGCACCTGGTCACGGGCAAGACGGTGCGCATGGAGTCAAAGTTTATCAATGGTTGGGAGGAGGCCAACCACATGAACGCCGCGTTCCTCAGCAACGAGATTATGCCCTGGCCGATCGCGCCCAGTGACCGGCGAATGTTGGTGTTGTGGCCGATGGAGACGCTTCCGGTGGAGCGCCAGAAGGCGGTGGGCCGCGAGCTGGAGAATGGTGGCGTCGCGGCTCTGTACGCATGGTTGTTGTCCGTCGACCTGGGCGACTTCGACCAGCGCACCAGGCCGCCCAGCACTGAGGCGCGCGAGCGGTTGGTGGCATTGAGTCGTGCCAGTTGGCAGACTTTCCTATTCCTCTGGCAATACGGCGAGCTTGGGCGCGGTATGTGGGGCGCTTGTTTGTCGACCGATCTGTACGCGATGTTCCTGGAGTGGTGCCACCGCAACAAAGAGCATGTGATGAGTCAAACAAAGTTCTCGCTTTTCATCAGCTCGGAGGTAGATAAGACCCGCGCTATCCCATGGACCGACGGCAGCAATCGCAAGTTTGGGGCCTTCTTCTTCCCTCGCGATGAGCAGGCTTCCCAGCCCCCATCAGTCAGTTCAGCCGATCTGGGCAAAGCGGTGGTTGCCTGGCGTGCTGCGGCGCGTCTGGCGGGCTGGAGCGTCGATAGCTGGGACCATATCAAGGCGGCTGCAGCATGAGTCCGACCAAGAGTGTGTTGGGTGTGTTGGGTGTGTGTTGGGTTGATTTTCGATACCCCACACAATTTCAAGCCTTCTATTTCGCGGCTTTCCGGCTTGTGTGTTGGGTGTGTTGGGTTTGGCGTCGCGCACGCGCATGGGCGACGTTATTTGAATCCATGGCATCAAGATTTGTTTCTTATGCGAGGCCCGTTAAACCCAACACACCCAACACACCCAACACAAAACATATAAGGCTATTGAATTTAAAAGATTTTTTCTGTGTTGGGTTTGTGTTGGGTATGGCGTTTTTTGTGTCGGGTTGGGTTTTGAGCGTGGGAGCAGGGCGATGATCGAAGAAATGGAGACACTGTTGAGGCACTGGGGAGAGCAATGCCGCTGTAATGGCGAAGGCGGTGGGATGGGAAGTCCCATGGCCACGATCATGGAATGGGGTGGCTGTGCGCCTCGTGGTACTCCAGGCTCCCGCATTATCCTGGGCGCCGGTGCTGGTCCTGATGGTGTGACTCAGGAGGTCGCTGCCGCGTTGTCTGAGATTGGGCGCCAAGATGAGCGTGGGGAGCGTCTGGCGCGGCTGGCAGCTCGGCGTTATGGAGATGATCCGACACCAAGCTGGCTTATGCAGATGAATCAGGCGGGCTTTTCCTCGACGGCCCGTCAAACTTATTACGACCTGGTTCATGCGTTGCACCTGAGGTTGTTGCAAGCGTTGACCCGGCGTGCCGAGGCCCGGAATCACATTGCCGTTCGTCGGACCGGACAGTCTCAAAGTATCCTCAAAGTTGCGTCAAAGCTGCGCCGAGTCAGTTAACCGAAATTGCCCCCTTTTCGGTTCCGTACTCAAAGGGTAAAAAGTCCCCACGATATGGAATTTGCGCCTTGGCGCTTACCTAGCACGTGCTGTGCAGCTTCACCCGGCGTCCCTGAGCCGGCCACTTGACCCCGCTTCGGCGGGGTTTTTATTTTCAACGTACGGCGCAACCGGTAAGGACAGAACATGACGAATGAACAACAGGCCCTGGCCGAGATGCCGATCTGGTTAGTGATTGTCCTTGCCCTGGTTGGCGGCGTCTCTGGGGAGATGTGGCGGGCAGACAAGGAAGGGGCGCGGGGCTGGGCTTTGGTTCGACGCCTGGCTCTTCGGTCGGGTGCCTGCGTGGTGTGCGGGGTTTCGGCGATCATGCTGCTGTACGCGGCGGGGATGTCGATCTGGACGTCGGGCGCCCTAGGATGCTTGACAGCAATGGCAGGGGCAGACGTTGCCATTGGTCTTTATGAGCGTTGGACGGTCAAGCGGCTGGGCCTGAGTGAGTCAGCAGCGGCCAACGGTGACGCGAGGCCTTGAGGGTACGGGAGGTGGGATCATGCTGCGGCTTGAGATGCGAGACAACATCGACAAGATCGTGAAGGAGATGCGTGGCCTCAGTCGGTCAAAGGTGCCACTTGCCGCCGCTAAGGCGCTGACCTTCACCGCCGAACGGGTCCAGGCTGCCGAGAAAGCCGAACTCGCCCGAGTCTTTGACCGGCCCACACGCTGGACGCTCAACTCTATCTTCAAGCGGAGCGCTACGCCGAACCGCCTGTTTGCCCGCGTGTGGGTCAAGGACGAAGCCAGCTCAGGTGTGCCGGCCTCCAAGTATTTGCCGGTGCATATCGACGGTGGCAATCGACCACACAAGCGTTTCGAGAAGGCATTGATCCATTACGGCTTAATGCCAGCTGACATGTACGCAGTACCTGGTCGGCGTGCTCGAATGGATGGCAACGGCAACATCAGTCGCGGCCAGATCGTGCAAATCCTGTCGGCCTTGGGCGCAGCTGAGCGGGTATCTGGCTTCATGGCTAACCGAACTCAGCGCAGCAGGCGCCGCAACCGCAACGCGCCGGAGTACTTCGCGGGTCGCCCTGGTAATGGCACTGGCCCAATGGGTATCTGGCAGCGTGTCGGCAGTGGAGCCCGGCCTATTCTGATCTTCGTCAAGCGGCCAACGTATCGTCGTCGGTTCGACTTCTATGGCATCGCCAATCGTGTGGCTCGGGTCGAGTTTGAACCGTTGTTCAGGCGCGCCTTAGCGCGGGAGATGGAGAGGAGCTGACCCTCGGCAGGCTTCCTGTTTTTTTTGTCAGAATCTGGAGTTTTATCAATGATTTGGCGACCTTTGGTGTTGACAGGGCCGGGTATGCCTCTGAATCAATGGGTCCTTCTGGCGAATCCTCTGAACGGGGTAATTCGAACCCCGACTTTTTCACAGATTCAACCTGACATAGGGGGTTCCGCTTCCATGTCCCCCAAAGGACCAAACCATGCCAACCCAACGTGAAGTCGCTGATCATCTGGACATGAGCGAGCGAAATGCCCGCGATGTCCTCAAGGCGCTTGATCTGGACTGGCAGACCGCAAGCCTGGACGAGATCCGCACGGCCTACATCCGCGACCTGCGCGGTAAAGCCGCTGGGCGCGGGGGCAGTCAGCTTGAACAGCTCAACAGAGCGCGGATCGAAGACCTGCAGCAGAAGTCAGCAAACGGACGGTTGGCGTATCACGAAAAACTCGGATCACTGATTCCGGCTGGTGAGGCTGAGCGGGCGATGTCTGACTGGGCTAGCTTCGCAAACCGGGAATACCTGGGCGGGCTTGAGCGAATAATTCAGGAAATCGAGAACGTGCAGAAACTCACGGTAGATCGAACAGTGGTGGCCAAAGTTGCTGGACCTACAACCGAGCGAATTGCAGGCTACGCGCGAAAACTTGGCGCGGAGCTTGTTGGCAGCAGCGGGGAAGTTCAATCCGCCCCGTGACATCCCAACGGCGCATTACCTGAGCACCGAGTTTTACCTGCCTGCGGAGAGCGGCGTGTTGCACGGGCTCTACGACTTCCAGTACACACCGTACTTTCTCGGCGTTGCCGCTGCTTTGGATGACCCACGGGTAAGCGAAGTCGACCTGATGAAAGCGGCGCAGATCGGCTGGACGTGGTTTTTGATCGGCTACCTGTTCAAGTTCATCCACAACCTGCCGCGTCCGATCATGATCCTGTTTGCCAAGGAAAAGGACGGTAAGAACTTCCACGACGAAAAGCTCAAGTTCGGCGTCAACGCGAACAATGAGGTAGCGAAGCTCATGCCGGTGGATGTCAGCCGCACCTCCGGCAACCGCTGGGACCATAAGACCTTCCCGGGCGGGTTCCTCAAGCTGGTCGCGTCCAACTCGCCCGGCAACGTCAAATCCACGTCTTCCGTGGGCTTGTCAGTGGTAGAGGAACCGGACGATACCAGCGACGACGTGAAGGGACAGGGCGATGCCATCGCGCTGCTGGAAGAGCGTGGCAAGCGCTATCCCGGTTCCAAAATGCTGGTAGGCGGGACACCGGCGATCAAGGGCGCGAGTAAGACCGAGGCACGCTTGGCCCAGACCGATTGCCGGGTGTTGCCGGTCATCTGCCATTCATGCGGCCAGGCGCACGTACTGGACTTCGCCCATATCAAGTGGCTCGACATCGAGGAGGAAGCGACGCCTCATGAGATCTACGGCCGCGCGGATCCTGATACTGCCGGCTACGGTTGCCCGCACTGTGGCGAGATCTGGGACGACTATCAGCGTAAAGAGAACATCCGCAACACGGTGTTCAATGCGGTAGACGCCGGCGACCCTTACTGCGGTTGGGTACCGACTAAACCCTTTGCAGGACGCGCAGGGTTCATTGAGTTGAACGAACTGTATGCCTGTTTGCCCGGTACCAGCCTGGCCGACATCGTGCGCGAAAAGCTCAACGCCGAACATCAGGCGTCAATGGGCAACCTTTCGCTGCTGATCAAGTTCGTCAATCAGAAGCAAGGCCGTGCCTACGAGTACAAGTCAGACCTGCCCGAAGCCGACAAACTGGCCGAACGCGCAGAGGACTACCCGGAGATGTACGTACCCATGGGCGGGATCGTGATCACCGCCGGCGTCGACGTGCAGCACGACCGCTTGGCTGTGGTGATGCGCGCCTGGGGCAGAGGGGAGGAGTCTTGGTTGCTGTACTGGGGTGAGATCTACGGCGAAGTAGTATTGCCTGACCAGGGCGTCTGGTTGGATCTGGAAAAGCTGCTGTTTGCGGCAATTCCACACGCCTGCGGCGCCAAGTTGAAGGTGTTGGCTACGTCACTCGACACCTCCGACGGCACCATCACCCAGGACGCGGCTTATGCGTTCTGCCGCAAACACCAACGCAACGGCGTGATGGCGATCAAGGGCGCGAGCGAACGCGGCAACACCCGCGACGACGAGCGCCGGGAGATCTTCAGTGCGCCTCGGCAGGGTGTCGATACCGACAAAGAGCAAAAGGCATCGAAGTACGGTCTGCGCCCTTACATCGTAGGCACGTCGCGGGCCAAGGATCTTTGGATCGAGGGGCGGCTGCCGTTGACCGGTGATGGTCCTGGCCGCATGCACTTTTACAAGACGGTGCGCCCGGATTACTTCCGGCAGATCACTGCCGAAGTGAAGGCACCCAGTCGTCGGCACCACTACCGCAAGGTATGGCAGAAAAAGGCTGGTGAGCCGAACGAAGGCACGGACTGCGAAACGTACGCCTTGCACGCGGCCCGCTCTCTGAAAACACACCTACTGCAGGAGCAGGATTGGGCGGCACTCGATGCGCAGATCCGACAGGGTGGGTTGTTCGATCAGCCCGATCCGGTCAAGCCCGAGACAGTGCCCGATGCCGAAACCGGAAAGGTGAGCCCTGAACCGTCACCTCCAGTTGAACCACCCGATCTCCCGCCTGCTGGCGGGAGAGTTGTTTCTGGGCGCCGCAGTGCTATGCGCGTGCTCTCCCAACGCAGGAATTAATCAATGGCTATCACCCTGGAACAAGCGCAGGGCCAGCTCCAAGCCTGGCTCGATGCGAGCATGAAGGTCAGCCAGAAGCAAAGCTACCGGATCGGCTCCCGGCAGTTGGAATACGCTGACCTTGCCGAGATCACCAAAACAATCGATTACTGGCAAAAGCAGGTTGATGGTCTGGAAAGCGGCCGTCCTCGGGGGATCGTCCTGCGTGGGATCACGCCGCGATGAGCCGCGCACCGAAAGCCCCAGAGCCAACCCTGCTCGACAAGGCCATCACCTGGTTGAGCCCGGAACGTGGTGCAAAGCGCATGCACGCCCGGCTTACCATGACCGCGCTGGGCGGTTACAGCGGCGCGTCGAAGGCCAAGCGTTCGTTGAGCGCCTGGAACCCTGCAGCCGGTAGTGCTGCGGCAGACCTACTGCCCGACTTGCCCACGCTTCGCGAGCGGTGCCGAGATCTTGAGCGCAACAACCCCATCGGCGGCGGCGCGATCAATACGGTGACGACTAAAACGGTCGGTACCGGCTTGGCGCTCAAGTCCGTGGTGAATCGCCAGATCCTTGGCTGGGATGAAGATCGGGCCAGGGAGTGGCAGCGCAAGACTGAATCGTTGTTCAAGTCCTGGGCGGAAACCACCTGCTGCGACATCACCCGCGAGCAAAACTTCTATGGCTTGCAGGATCTGACGTGGCGTTCGGTACTGAGCAGCGGTGATGTGTTTCCGCTGTTGACCCACAAGGAGCGCCCTGGTCATCACTACTCGGCGTGTATCCAGCTCATTGAAGCCGACCGGATCTGCAACCCGTCGGGCCGAGCTGATACGGAAACCCTCACCGCCGGTATCGAACGTGATGCCGACGGAGCGCCGATCAAGGCTCACATCCTGCGCAGCCACCCTGGTGCGTTGGGCGTTAAAGAACGGGAATGGGATGAGCGTCCGTTCTTCAATGAGCGCGGCGGTCGGGTGTTGTTGCATGTGTACCGCCGCCGTCGGGTCGGCCAGCCGCGCGGTGTGCCGTACCTGGCGCCGGTGATCGAAAAGCTCAAGCAA